ATAGATAAGTATGCAATAGATGTATATAAACATAATTTTAAAAACAGTACTTATGTCAAATCAGTTACAGATATTCGAGGAGGGGACTTGCCAAGAATCGATGTTATCACTTTCGGAAGTCCTTGTCAAGATTTTAGCTTGGCTGGAAAGAGAAAAGGAATGGATGGGGAAAGATCAAGTCTTATCACCGAAGCAATTAGGCTTATCAAAGAATGCAGACCAAGTTTTTTTATCTGGGAAAATGTTAAAGGAACTTTCTCCTCAAACTCTGGCGAAGACTTTTGGGCTATTATCCAAGCCTTTACAAACATTGGGGGTTATAGACTTGAATGGCAACTGCTTAATACAAAGTGGTTTTTACCCCAAAATAGAGAGAGAATCTACCTTGTCGGATGTCTTGGAAAAGGAAGTGGGAAACAAATATTTCCTATCACAGAAAATAGTAAAAAGATTAATGAGCTACAAGGACAACAAGCAAATATCTGTACACTCACAACAAGATATGAAGCAGGAGGAAATGGGAGCTACATTATTGAACGTGAACTCGATGCACAAGAAGAAATAAAAGTAAGATCTGCAACTAAATCTGGATATGAAATAGCTAAGGTGGGAGATGCTATAAATTATACAAATATAAATTCTTATATAAAAAGAGGTAGAGTTGGAAAACAATCAGCACAAACTTTAGATACAAACTGTTGTCAAGCTGTTATAACTGAACCTTTAGTTAAACCCACACAAATAGGTAATAGTAAAAAATTTGGTAATGCAGTTGGTAAACATAATCAGGATGCTTTTACACTTCGTTCAGCAAATCCAAATGGAGTTATACTTAATCAATCAACTATTTATGATGGTTATAATAATAAAGTTAAAGAAGAAAATATAGTTGGAACTATAACTCAACATTGTTCTCGTAGTGGTTTGACTAATGGTTTTAAGGTTATAAATAAAAATAGTATAAGAAGATTAACACCTATTGAATGTGAAAGGTTACAGGGTTTTCCTGACAACTGGACAAGGCACGGTCAAGAACTAGGAGAAATATCAGATAGTCAAAGATATAAGATGTGTGGAAATGCAGTAACAGTAGATGTAGTAGAAGCAGTAGCTAAAAAAATTAAAGAATCATTGTGAACAAAAATTTAATTTATTTTTCGATATATAGATATGCAACATTTGATTAATCATTTTATTTCAACATATGGGACACGGAGGTAAAAGACCTGGTTCTGGGAGAAAACCTAAGTCAGAAGAAGTAGAACTTATAGAAAAGTTAAAGCCTTTAGAAGACTTAGCATTTGCAGCTCTTAAAGAAGGTTTAGAGAAAAAAGACTTTAAGTTTGTTCAGCTTTATATGAATTATAGATTTGGTAAACCAAAAGAAACTAAAGATATAACTATAAACGAAGATATACCTTTATTCATTGATTAAATGTTTTCAAAAACAGGAGCAGTAATAAAACTTAGAGAATTAGGTAGTAGAATAAGAATAGTAAGAGGAGGTTCTTCTGCAGGTAAGACTGTAGCTATTCTAATGATACTTATTGACTATGCTATTAAAAACAATAACAAAGAAATTAGTGTAGTAGCAGAATCTGTCCCACATTTGCGTAGAGGAGCTTTAAAGGACTTTCTTAATATACTTAAACAAACTAATAGGTATGATGAGAGAAAGTTCAACAAATCAACTCTAAAGTATCAATTCAGCACAGGTTCTTATATAGAGTTCTTCTCCACAGATCAACCTGACAAATTAAGAGGAGCAAGAAGGACAGACTTATTTATTAATGAGTGCAATAACATTCCTAGCTTTGAAGTGTATCAACAACTTGCAGTAAGAACATCAGGAACGGTGTGGTTAGATTACAACCCAAGTAATATATTCTGGGTAGATAAAGAACTAATAGGACAAGAAGATACAGACTTCCTTACATTAACATATAAAGACAATGACAGCTTACCATCTTCAATAGTAAAAGAAATAGAGAAAGCAAAAGATAAAGCTAAGACATCTACTTACTGGGCTAATTGGTGGAAAGTATATGGACTAGGAGAGATAGGTAGTTTAGAGGGAGTATGTATTCCTGATTGGAAGTACATTGATAGTATTCCTTATGAAGCTAGGTTATTATGTGGAGGATTAGATTTTGGATATAGCATAGACCCTAGTACGATTATCTTATTATACAAATGGAACAATGCTTACATATTTGATGAGATACTATATCAAAAAGGAATGCTTAATAGAGACATAAGTAGATTTCTAAAAGACAATAGCATAACTACTCATCTATGGGCAGACTCAGCAGAACCAAAGAGTATTAGTGAGATCAGAGCTTATGGTCATAAAATATCAGGAGTAACTAAAGGCAGAGATTCAGTAGTCTATGGTATCAACCTAATAAATCAAAATGAAATCTATGTAACCTCCAGGTCTAAGAATCTAATTAAAGAACTACAAGGATATATATGGGCAAAGGATAAAGAAGGTAATAACATACAGAAACCTACAGGAACTCATCCTGACTGTATAGATGCAGCTCGATATTGTTTAATGATGCAGTTAGAGAATCCTAACAGAGGTAGATATACTATTCAGTAAAATATTTATTAAAAATTGTTAATAATTAAAATAATTGTTATATATTAGCTACATAATTGCAACGAAGCAGTTATATAAACAAAACAAAAAATGAATAAGCAAGTAAAATTTAAAAACAGTTTTAATTCAATATTTACAGGTACATTAGTAGAAACCTATCATTCTAAAAAACAAAACATTACTCATCACAAAATAATTGATAGAAAATTAATTAAGAAATCTGATATGAAACCTTTTATTATGAATGCTGTAAATGTTATTAATATATCAGATGAGAAAACAATATTAGACTCACATATAATATAAAAAAAATGACAACAGAACAAAAACAAGAAATGATTGACAGAATAGAAATATTCATTATAGACTTACAATGTGATTTATCAAATGAGCTTACTTTAGAAGAAGAAGTTAATGACATTAAATTAGATTTAGAAAGTTCTAAAACAATATTAGGTCACTTGCTAACTTTAAAAACAGCTTAGATATGAATAAGCAAAACAAAAAACTAATAAAGACATTACTAAAGCTCCACAACAAAAAAGAAATATCTGCTAAGACTTGTGCAGATACAATCTTCAGAATCATTAAGAATCAATGAAAGAGATATATGTAAAAAAGATAACTGCAAGTGCTTTAGAAATGCCTGTAGAAAAAAGAAAAGAATTAATAATAGAATTAACTAAATCATTACTAAAAAAATAATTATGTTCAAACCAATAATAAGATTCATCAAGCAAGATAAAAATAATATATGGTGGCTACTTAGCTTTTATGCAGTAGCATTACTAATAACAATACTGTTGACAATACAGATATAATTAAGTAAAGGTTGTTTTGTTTGGAAAGGGGGTAGCAGAAATGTTACCCTTTTTTTTTGTGTATATGTCAAAAATGGTTCTAAAATTTCGATATATATATATGAAAGTAGAAATAAATGTGCCTAATGATTTAAAAGAAATCAAGCTGCACCAATATCAGAAGTTCCTAAAGCTCCAAGAAAAGAGTGTAGATGAAAAGTTCTTAGCTTCTAAGATGATAGAAGTCTTCTGTGGTTTAAAGCTAACAGATGCTCTTAAAATGAAAGTAGCAGATGTTTATGCTATTACAGGAATACTTGGAGATATGTTTAATCAGAAACCTAAGCTAGTAAAGAAGTTCAAAATGAATGGGGTAGAATATGGATTCATACCAGACTTAGATCAGATGAGTTTAGGAGAATACATTGACCTGGACACTTACTTAGGAGATTGGGAAAATATACATAGAGCTATGAATGTTCTATATAGACCTATTAAACATAAGTATTCAGAAAAATACAATATAGAGGAGTATAATATAGATCATCCTGAGAAGATGCAAAATATGCCAATGGATGCAGTATTAAGTTCTGTGCTTTTTTTTTATCATTTAGGAATCGACT